AAATGTTACTCGTGGCGGAATATCTAAATTTGCTGCAACATCACTATTGGCTTCTAACCAATGAAAGATCTTTTCGCGAATTGTTGAATCCCATTTCAATGCTCCGGTTGCAATCTGGAATCCTCCAGAATCACCAAACACTAATACTTCATCATCTAATCCCATTTGCTGACGGAAGTCCATTTTCTTATAATGGTGACCAGCTGTGATTAGGAAATATGGATGCCTCCATTCCTCAGGGTATTCTTTTGAAAAGAAACGCATCGTAGTACCATCGGTAAACTTTGTGTCCTTTTTAAAGGCTGAGACCATCGATCCTGCTGACAGTGATGGGTAGTAAATAAACTTTTTACTCATTGTAACCTTGTTGTTTTAATAAATATTTACAATATTCCAGCTCGTGCCAAACATTGATTTCTTGTTGATAATCATTTGCAATAATGTATGCCTCCATTCTTCGGCCAATATCTGCAATTTCTGCAAAATTATAAGTTGCACTAGAAATCTCTAGTTTAACTATACAATTCATTAATGTGTTTACCGCATCTTGTACTTGGAATGGTTGATACATTTGATGTGCTGGAATAAATTCTGGAAACGATCTAAAATTTGGAAATACAACATCGCAACCAAATGCTGTGGATTCTAATACGGTCCATGATACATAATCTTGCAATGAACTATTGAATTGAATCTTTGCGGTTGCTAATTCCGTGTAATATTCTTCTTTTGTTAGATTGCTTAACAATTTGAATCTAGGTTGTCTTTGGGCTAAAGCATTCATTTCTTCAATTACACCTGGCAACATTGATTTGAATGATTTACCGGAAGTTGTCACGTGCCATGTATAGTTTGGCATATTTTCTAAGAATTCCTCAGCAACTTGCAACATGAAGAATGGATTCTTTTCTTTGTCTAATCGACTTGAAAATACTACTTTGTTTTTCTTTTTAATCAAACCATGTTGTAATGCGTCTGAATAATTAGGCAATTTAGCCAAAGTCATGGCATGATGCAATGGCAATGATACTACATGGATTGGTGCTTTAAATCCTGCTTGTCGTAATTGGTCTCTGTGAATTGTAGATCCAACAAAGATTGCTGTCATTCGTTCATCTAAACCTAATTCATAATGACGCATCCAGTTGCGCATTGGCCAAGTAAAATCATACTCGTCAACACTTTGTGCATGTATCATTGCATAAACTTTGACTTTGATACCATACAAATCCAATGCGTACCAAATTGCATCCATTCCCGGAGTCCAATAATCCTGCAAGAAGATTACATCACCATCTTTAACTTGATCGTTATTGATCATATCCAAGAAATTGCTACATTGACTCATAGCAAATTTACCTCGCCCTACGGCATCTAACACGGCTCCAACTTTGATTTGCTGGTCTGGATCAAAATCTCCTGGGATATCAATAAATTCTAATTCACTTGCTGTTTCATATGGAGCAAATGTTGCTGGCATCCATTCCTTACTCAATTGGTAAGTATATCGAGCTTTAAGGGGCTCGAGCCCAAAGTAAAATACGTTTCTCATGTTATCTTTCAATTATTGCTCCGTTTTCCCAATCTTCCCAAACTTCAACTTTATACAAAGATGAAAATGCTTCTAGCAACCACTCACCAATCATTTCACATGACATAGAACCGAATTCTAATACATTGGTCGATTCCTTTGAGAACCCAACTCGAAGCGATTTTTGGATCTTTCGATTTAACAAAATAAATTCTTCATCTCGATCTGTATGTGTTACTGTTGCATAACAACGGAATCCAAACATATGACGGTGTCGATCTGAAAGGAATGCTACTTCTGGGAATATTTCTTTTGCATCTGGCCAATTGTGAAAGCCTTCGATGCTAAATGTTACTACTACACTATATTTCATAGTTCTTCATCAAATTTATAGTTATCTGGCTTAATTTCCATCATGTTACACTTGGTAATTTGATGAACACGATACCAACCAGCATCAATACTTAATGTATCGGTATCTTTTAGCAGTTGTACTGCAGGATCTTGTATGCGATAAATAATGTGGCATCTATTAACTAGGTCCACCGGAATGCTCTTTAAAGTAACCGTATCGGCTTCGATTGTAATTGCACAATTAGTTGTATCTAAGATATCTCGAATGATTGATACGCATTTCGGATTAACGTTACTATGAATTTGTTTCATGTATTCAATAGTAAAATAATAATGTGGATATTCGTTGTATTCTTTTACAACTAGTTTGTTGTCAACTAAATCTCTGACAAAGAATGTCATTATATCTGAATAGCGTCCTTCTACTTCTAGGCCACGCCACTGTTTCTTTCCGTACATTTATAACCTTTTTTATTTAATATAATGAATTTACTAATAATATCCAACCGGGTGTGCAGTAAAAAAGTGCTAACATTGCTGCTAGCACTTGAGTTTATTTAATATCTTTAAAAATATTAAGATGTATATGTTATTTTTCCGACTTCTTGTTTTTGTTTATTAAAGAATACAACTTCGCTTCCACCGTCTTCTATTTTAATATAAGTCCAATCATACTCTCCGCCATCTAATTCTCCAGAGTTAAAACTTGATTCAATTGATCGCACTGCACCAGTTTCCTTCCATTGAAAATCATAATATTTAGGTTGTATAGGAATATTATCAACCGATATTACTTTTCCATTATCATCAAAAGTAATTACTCCGGTTTTTTTATTCATGAAATATTTTTCATCAAATTTTATTGGATTTGTTTGTTCTGTTAAATTCTTTGTATTGAATCGTCGCATGTTTTCTGCTAGAATGTTTTTCATAATATATCTTTTTTAATTTATTAATAAATATAGGATAAAAAAAAATCATTTCCCAAATGAAAAGAACTTTTTAGCGTTATTATTTTCCGGTAACTGTCCCCAACCCATTGCGGCATAAAAATCATTGAACTTGTTACTCAAATCAGATGTAAACATTTTAGTGTGATCAATATACTGTTTTGCAAACTCAACTATTTCAGGTGGATCTTGATAACCTCGCAATGCCAAAGTTTCAAACCCATATGGATTGTTTACCATGTAGCCCCATTTGATTTTTTCTCCATCTTTAATTGGTAGAATATCAGTGTTCAATGTTGAAAGCATATCATTAAAATTGATTGCTGCTTTTGCATGTGCCGTAGTACCTTTTATAAATCCAGAAAACGATTTTCGACCTCGAATGTATTTGGATAATTCTTTAACACTTGAATTCTTCATTACATTCAACACTTCTGATTTTTTAATGTTACTTTTGAAATCATGTATCAATGTGGAAGTAGTTTGTTTGTCTTTGCCTTTAAGAATATACCACAATGTTTCTTTCATGATCTTTTTAAAATCTTCCGGGAAACTTGATCTTACAACATCTAATCCTTTAATATCCAATTTATCCGTAGGTTTACCTTCTTTAAAAATAACCCATTGAGCATATCTTTTCTTGGCAATCCATAAACCAGATTTAGCAATATATTCTTGCTTGATTTGGAAACGGTGTTTAGTTGTATTGTGAAATACTTTTGCATATTGGTTGTACATGGTATTCACAGTTTGTTGAATTTCAGATGCAATTGCATTTGTTTGTTCAATCATAAACTGTTCATCTTCTGTATTACAACCCGGGAATCTGTGTTTAATTAGTGGTTCGCTACTACAAAATGTTGAATCTGTATCCGTATAGAATGCAAACTCAGCTTTATCTCCAGATGCATTAACAAAGTGATCTGTTCTTAATTCTTTCTTGTAATAGTTGTTAATAACTTTTGCTGAGAATTTAATAATGCTTTGACCAACTGCTGTAATTGCCCCGGCATTATCTAAATCATAGAATCGAAATGTTTTTAATCCTAACACACCATAAAATGAATTAAGCAATACTTTTTGCGTTAACTGCATGGCATCATAAAATTTATATTCTTCTGTTCCTACCTCAAATGTATCACGCTTATCTTTGTAAATAACTCGCTCATCAAACCATTTTTCTAGAATGGTTGGTAAGAATCCTCGCTTATCATTGCGGTAAACAGCCCCGTTACTGGCTACTGAATAATTCATATCAGTTAACCATTGTTTAATATCCTGAGCCCATGTTCCGTCAGTAAATTGTACTTGAGTTGCGGTTGGACTTAACAAGCATTCTTGATTCCAATCTTTTATAACAGCAATTTTAGTTTCTGGAGAAATATTTGCAGTCATGATGATACTTGGATACAGTGAAGTTAAATCTAAGTCATAGATCCATTTATACAATCCAGGCACTGGTGCCATTACATAGGCTCCGGCTAATGCATCTGCTGTAGTTTCATCTTCTACAAATCTAAATTGCTTGTTTGGAGCAACAAATCCGTTTCTTTTCAAATCTACAATGGCCGCGCCATCTAGATATTTAGATGCAAAGTATACATCTTCATATGGAACGTGTCCTTT